AAATTAATTCAAAAAAGTATATTTTTATGAACTGATATAGTATAATACATATAGAAAAGAACTATCAAAATCACAAGGAGGAACTTATGGCACAATATGACTTGACACTAGCAAAAGAAGTAACTAGGGAATGTGCATGGGGAATACTAGGAACAATTAACAGAATAGAGAATAAAATGGGAAGTTCTCTTTTTTTAGAATTGATAGAAAAGAAAATAGAAAAAGAGATAAGAGAAATACCAGGAATGAATTTTGATGAAATAAATACTTTAGATATCAAATGTGCTTTTGTTAGAGATGTTCTTTCTGAATTGGAAAAGGTATGATGCGAATGGAAAAAAATTATACTCAACAAGAACTAGAAATTGCATTTAAGAAAATTTTAAATTATTACAAATCTTTCTATTTTACTCATAAAAATCCAAAAGTTTTTTTATTGGGTGGACAACCAGGTGCAGGGAAATCAGGACTAGAACATATGATTAACTTAAAGAAAGATTATGTATCGATTAGTGGAGATGATTATAGAGAATATCATCCAAGGTTTCAGGAAATCAATTTAGAATATGGAAGAGAAGCTTCCAAATATACTCAACAATGGGCAGCTGAAATGACAGAAAAATTGATTAAAGAATTAAGAAAAGAAAAATATAATCTTATTGTTGAAGGAACATTAAGAACAGCAGAACTCCCGTTAAAAGAAGCAAATGCTTTTAAAAAAGAGGGATACGAAGTAGAATTAAACGTTGTAGTTGTAAAACCGGAGAAATCTCGATTAGGAACATTACAGAGATATGAAGAAATGTTAAAAAGAGGAAAAATTCCTAGAATGACACCCAAAGAACATCATGATCTAGTTGTAAATAATATTGCTAATAATTTAGAAATCATTTATAAAGCAGAGGTTTTTGATAATATAAAACTTTTTGATCGAGAGAATAATCTTCTGTATAACAAGATAGAAAACCCTTCAGTAAGTCCAAAAGATATTTTACAAAAAGAATTTCATCGAGAATGGCAAGAAGAGGAAATCAAAGAATGGAACGAACGATGGGAATATTTAATACAAGTGATGAAAGATAGAAAAGAGTCGAGGACTAGGACGGTAAGGAGGTTTTTATGAAAAAGGAAGAAAAGAGTGAGAATAACTTATGGTTGAAGAAAAAAAACTGGAGAGAACAAATAGCTCATATCAGAATCCCTTCTTATTTAAAAGAGGATTTAGAGGAATATTTTAGCTATATTAAAATTGGAGACAATCTTATGTCTAAAGCTACGATAGATAACGTTATTTCAAGTATAAATGTAGCAGAACAAGAGAATGATTTGAGTTCTGAAGAAGCTAAATATATTAGAAAAATATTATAGAGGAATAAAATAAAATGCTAAGAAGGAGAATTTCATGGAAAAAAGGTTTGAAAAGGAATTCAAAATATACATATTAAAGAATAAAGATGTTCCTGTTTTGCGTTTTGAAAATGAGAAGAAAATAGATAATACAAAATTAGGAGATTATCCGAGCTACCGATTTAAACATATTCAAATTTTATGTGAAGATTTATTACCAAAAGGATATACAAATACAAAGGATTCCTCCGAATTAAAACATTGGATAGAACAAAGAAAAATTCCGAAAAATCGGAAAAATATGGAAGATATTCTTCATTATCAGCTCCAAAATCAAATAACAGATCCGAATAATCCTATGAGTTATATTGATGTATCTTATGGATTGTCTTTGAATGATTCCTATTGGATTGTTCCGGACGATGGAAAAGAATATCTATGGAAAGAGTATAATTTATATCAAAATAAATTTAGTGAAATTTTATCATTAGTTGCATTTGGAGAGAAAAATATTTCCAATCTTCCCGAAGAAAATAGAACCTCTCCAGAGTATACAACAGATGGTATGTTGGCAAAATGCTGGACTACTATTGACGATACTATTGTTCTTTTAAAAAAGTCTTCAGAGCATCATAAAGTAGAAGCCTATGCAGAATACTATATGGCACAAGTTGCTAAAATGATGAATTTTGAGCATGTTTCTTATGATATTATGAAATATCATGACTCTATTGTATCTTCTTGTCCGTTGTTTACCAGTGAAGAGGAAGGTTATGTTCCTATGTATCGATGTTTAAAAAAGGATGATTGCCATAAAAAAGGAGCCAGATTATTAGAAAGTATTTCTGAAATTACAGGACAAGAATTTTTGGAAGATATTATGGTATTTGATTCTCTTATTTATAATACAGATCGGCATTTAGGAAATTTGGGTATGATGATAGAAAATAGTACTGGAAAATATTTGCGACCTGCCCCAATTTTTGATAATGGAAATTCTATTTTATCTTTTCTTCCGGGACAAAATCTTCCACAAATTTTTAAAAATTATACCTCAAAGTTTGAAATAGACTTTGATCTTCTTTCTGCAAATTTGGTTTCAGAAAGGCATCGAGAAGGATTAAAAAGACTAGAAACTTTTCAATTTCAAAGACATCCCTTATACAATCTTTCGGAAGATATATTGGTGAAAGGGGAACAATTTATCCAGGCAAGAGCAAAGCTTTTGACAAGACAATTGGATAAAAAAAAAGAGAAAGAAAGAAATCCCTGGAGTAAGAAAATAGAAAAAATTCACGGGATAGAACGGTAAGGAGATAGGAAACTAAGATGATATATGGATATATTCGAATTAGTTCAAAAACACAAAATGAAGAACGACAAATAATAGCCTTAAAAGAGTCTGGAGTATCTTCAGATAATATTTTTATTGATAGAGAATCTGGGAAGAATTTTAATAGAGCATCTTGGCAAAAATTGATGGCAAGGCTTGTTGTTGGAGATACTCTTATTATAAAAGAATTGGATAGAATGGGAAGAAATGATGAATTGCAAATAATATTGCGACACCTAAACCAAACTAAGTTCGTGCATAAATAAATTAAATGGAGTTTGATATTCTAGACATTTTCTAGGTCTGGTATTAAGCTCCACTAAGTTTTTAATTAGCTCATTGATAGATATTTTAGATAAATCTGTCTTCTTAGGATAATATTCTCTTAACAAACCATTAGAATTTTCGTTACTGCCCCTTTGCCAGGCTGAATATGCATCAGCAAAATAAAAATTTATCCCTTGTTTTTCAACATCTTCATAACAAGCAAATTCTTTGCCTCTGTCAGATGTGAAAGTCTTTAAAGCTTCTAATGGTAAAGATTGAATTAGTTTCTCAATTGCTCCTAGCATAGAGTTTTTACTTCGATCTACCATAGGTAAGGCTATGTAAAATCTAGTTTTTCTTTCTACAAATGTTGCTAGGCATCCTTTACTTTTACCTCTGGATGAGACAACTGTATCTAGTTCCCAGTGACCAAAAGTATTCCTTTTTTTAACTTCTTTAGGTCTTTTATTTATTGATTTACCAATGTTAAATCTACCTCTTGTTTCTTTGACTTTTCTTGATTTTCCTTTTCTTCTTAGCTTGGAAATATCAAAGTCTATAATTCCTGAATAAATCCAATTATATATTGTTTTAAAGCTTACAATATCTTTACATACAGTGTTTGCTATTTGCTCAGGAGACCACTTCTTATGAAGTTTTTCAGATATGCATTTGGTGATATTATCATTAACTTTTGGTTTTCTTCCTTTAGATGATGATTTTTTAATCTTGTCTTTTTGGGCATACACAGCTTCATACTCATTGTCACACCTTTTTAATTCTCTAGATATTGTGGAATGATGAAACCCTAAAATTTTTGCTATTCTTCTAGAAGAATAGCCCTCTTTTCTTAGTACCTCTATCTTATTTCTCTCATTTATGGTAAGATGTTTATAACTCATATTAACCTCCGTGTGTGTTTTTGTCGTTATTAACATTTTACACGAAGTTAGTATGAGTTTTCTATTTGATTCTAGTGTCGCATTTAATTTTACAACTTATCAAATTAAAAAATGATTCTAATCATTCTTTGAATAGAAAGTTAATAGAATCATTTTTATACGAAATTATAATTTATAAAGATAGGATTGAAGTAGTTTTTCGTCGTTTTCCTAAAGGAACATTAGACTATCTAGATTTAGAAAATATGGTTAAAGATGGCGGAAGTAGAGGGAGCATTTTTAAATGGTACCAAATCCACCGTTTATTCTATGTTTCTATATTTCTGTCTGTTTATTGTCTGCTTAAATACTATCTAGGATATTCGCAGCTTCTTCTTTTGTTTGCGGCATAACATGTGTGTAAATATCCATAGTAGTCGCGATTTCAGAATGCCCCATAAGCTCCTGTACCGTTTTGATTTGCACATTCTTTTCAAAGAGTCTTGTTGCAAAACTGTGTCGGATGGAATGGAAACTTCTGTGGGGGATGTTGAGTTTCTTGCATATCGCTGCTAATCGCCTTGGGAGCTTCTTCACTTCCAAAGGCTGCCCGTCTATCCCCGGAAAAATAAATTCACTTGTTCTCTCCATATTGCTCAATAGATTGACGATCTTGTTTGGTAATGTCATACATCGATAGCTGTGTATTGTCTTTAATTTTTTTAAAACATAAGTCGTTTTTCTTTGCTCTGCGATTTCAATATTTTTCTGATATTGGCGTTTGATAGATAATAATCTTCCATCTAAATCTTCCCACTTTAAGCCTAATAACTCTCCAAGTCTCAAACCGGTGTAAAAATCAAAATAAATAGCTGTATCGACGATATTCCTTAAATTTAAAGTTTGAAGAATCAAATCTTGTTCTTCTTTAGTAAATACCTTATATTTCGTGCTTTTTTCCTGCTTCGGCAACTTTATTCCTTTTGCCGGATTTCTATTGATAAACCCTTGTATCAAAGCGAAATTGAGGCAAGCATTTATCTTTACATATGTTTTTCTAATCACATTTACAGACCATTCATTCTGCAAACTATTAAAATATTTTTGTAGAAAAGGAAGTGTTATTTCGTTCGCTTTCGCATTTGCAAGCAGATAAGGTAAGATTCGTAAACGATAGCACACCTCGTATTCTGCAAACGTATTCCCGGATACTTCTACTTTCTTAAAGTCTTGAATCCAGCTTAAAAATAATTTTCCAAACTTAATATCACCTTGTTTTTCTAAAAGGTCATTTTTTACTTCGTATTTGACCGTATTGATTTTATCCACTACAATTGATTTTCTAAAACTTCCGAAACTCTTTCTAATCTGTTTCCCGTCCATATCATATCCGATTGTCACAGAAGCCTTATAATAAGTCTTCCCATTCCGTGTAGTAGTTGTGATACTACCCTCGCCTTTGTTTCGTCTTACAGGCATAAAAAAATCACACTCCTTTTTTCTTGTATTACAAAATAGAGTATGATATAATTTAAATACTACATTTAAGGGTATATATCATACTCTTGCACTCCTTCGATGTGTTAGCAGCACTCGAGGGAGTTTTTTTTTTATTTCATTAAAATATCTTTCCAATTTTTAGGAAATCCAATACATTTTAATTCTATTTCTTCTTTAAAGTCCTCAAATATATATTCAAGTCTAGGGATTAAATATTCATTCCAATCTTTAATATCTAAAAACAAATATTTCATGACCACAATATAATCAAATATTTTTCCGCTTTGTTCATTATATTCTTTTGTTTTTATAGGAGTAGACGGGATAGTAAAGTTATATAATCTTTGATTATGGGCTACCATATTTCTAAAAATTCTTAAACTTTCGATCCAGTTTGCTATTTTGTTTTTAGGAAATCCAATTTCTTTTTCTATTTCTCGTATACATTCATTCTTTAAAAGCTTAAAAAAGTTTTCTAAATTTCCCATGGTAAATAATTCGATAGCTGCCCAAGTTGGTAAAATACCATAAGTATTCATATTATGTTTTACAAAAGGTAAGTCTTTATTATTTTCTACTGCTTTTTGGTAATATGAAATTAATTTCTCATGACTACTTTCTTTTCCAGGAAAAAATTCTTTGTAAAAATAAGCTATATTCCCATACTGATAGTTATGAGAAAAATGGTATGCTAACATAGTTTTCAAAGATTTTTCAATAATGTCTAGCCCATACATACAAATTTCTCTCAATCTCATATCAAATTGTATTTGATTTAAGATTTTCCCAAAGCTAATAGGAATATATGAGCCATCCTTTTTATTTTTATAAGGATGTAAATATCCTGTAATAAAATAATAATTGTATAATTTTAAATACCGTACGGCAGTTTCTTCATCATCAATAATCACATTTCTTGATTTTAAAATTTGAATTTGTTGTTCTATTGTAGTAGGCTGTTTTACTTTTTCACTAAGTAATTTAATAATTTCTATCATAAAATCTCCTAAAATAAAAACGACCCTATCCTGGTCCACTGTGAATAAATTCACTCGTGTGATAGAGTCTTTCTCATACCAAGATTATAATTTATTATTTATATTTTGTCAACAAAAAACTGTATCCCAGTTCCAATTTTAAGAATTGTATCTCCGACAGTAAATTTTAATGGGGATACAATTCCTATCTTAGACTCTATTTTATATTTATAATTTTCTTTCCGAAATCACTTTTATGACTTTCCTACTTTAACTATTTTTATAAATAAACTTCACTAGTTCTTCTTCCACTTCTCTATCTAAATCATCAAGATTATCGATGTCATAATTTTGTGTTTCTGGATTTTTTAATAGTAAAGCGGCAAACTCATTTGCCTCTATCTCAAATTTATCTGTGGAATAAAAAGTATTATCTTTAAAAAATTTCACTTCTTCTATGTCATGTTTTATGGCATGGCACAATTCATGAGATAAAGCAAAATACTTACTAAATCCCTCCAAATAAGAACTTAAGAAAATACAAGGTTTTTCCCATACCTTAGCAACAGCACCTTTCATTTCGTAAGAATCAATATACTTTATTTGAATTTTGAGATTTCGACAAATGATAAAAGGATTGTTTGTCTCATGTTCTTTTATTAAAATTTTAACAAAATTTTCCATAAGATATCCTCCCTTTATTTTTCTAATTTATCAATTTCTACTAGTAATTTTGTAAAGTCAACTGCCTTTTTCTTTGTAATTACTGACTTTCCTGTTCTTGATTCAATTTCTTTTCTTGCATTTCCAGCAACTGCTCCTCCTGCTTTTGCAATTTGTTTATTTTCTTCTAAGTTTGTAGGATTTTCTTCTTCTACGAGCTCTGTTGTGGTGGCTTCTGCCAACATATTTAAAACGAGTTCCAAAGTACTCATGTTATCTCTTAAATTTTCCTTTTTTAATCCTTTAAGCTGTTTATATTTCCTCGTTGTCATACCTGACCACGCTTTTGTAATTTCATCTGTTAAAATAGCATATTCTATTCCTTCTTTTACTCCATGATTACTCCAAGCATCGGTGAGTTCTTTTCTCACTCGAATTGTTAACAATCTTTGATGAATCCAATTTTCACTATATCCTTTTTTGAGATAGGTAGCTAAGGCTCTATCAATTGCAATTTCAGGGTCTATTGTTTCATCTATTCTTTCTTTTCCTACTTCTGCTAACCACATTTTGAAAGGCTCTGCTTTGGGAGAGGGGATAGATTGGATAATACGAAATATTCCTTGCATATCAGTAACATCCGTAAGTCTCATTTTTCCATCTTTGGCTTTCATCTTTAAAGCGTTACAATTTGTAACGGTTTGATTTCCTTCATCAACCAATCTTTTTTTTAGGACACGCCAATAAACTTGAGGATTTTTACTTTCTGTCAATATTCCTACGACATCTACAATACTAAAAAGCCATTCTTCATGCTCCTCATCCCATATAGAACGAACTTCTTTATTTTCATATAGCTTAATATCATTCATAAGATATCCACTCCTTTATTTCTTTTTGGCAGCTCTTCTTTTTAAAAGTTCTTCTACAAAGACTTCTTTTAAAGCAATCTCTAATTTCTCTTTTCCTTCCTCTGATAACTCTTTATCATTGAACATGAGCATGTTCATATTTAAAATTTTATTATATTCGGCTAATTCATACTCATCAAGATGATATTCATCAATGATAGGGTCTATCGGTTTTTTTGGTTCTTCTTCCCAGCCCATGAGATAGGACGTACTAACACGTAATACTTTAGAAAGCTCTTCAACTTTAGATAAAGGTAAATCAGTTATATTTTGCTCTATTTTATGAATAGATGTTTTTGATTTGTAACCCATTTTTTCTGCGAGTTCTTCCTGAGATAATTTTAATTCTTCTCTTTTTCTTTTAACTCTATCTCCAAGCGTCATTTTTCTTCCTCCTTGAATATTTATAATTGAATTATACCTTATAAGACACTAAAAAGCAACTTTTTTTTATAAAAATAAAAATTTTTGTTGACTTTAAATAAACTATATGATATAAATATTTTAGACACTTAAAAGGAACGAAAAAAGAAAGGAGGTTTTAAGATTGATAAATACAGAATTGTTAAAACAAAAGATAGATAGTAGTGGTTATCGTTTTAGTTGGATTGCAAAGCAGTTAAAATTAAGTTCTTATGGTTTTAGAAAAAAACTTAACAATGATACTGAATTTAAAGTGTCAGAAGTATCTAAAATATGTAAGATTTTAACTATCAACGATAAAGAACGGGATACGATATTTTTTTGCAAAGATTAGACACTTAAAAGGAACAAAAAAAGGAGGAAGTATGGCGAAATCAGTAATAACTATTTTAAACAAAAAAGGAAATACAGTTGGGATTTTACAAGTTTAAAAGAGAGGTGAATGAAGGAAAAATGGAAATAAGTATTACCACACAAGAAGATGAGTTAGTAGTATCTTTGAAAGTGAATTGGGATTCCAGCTAAAAGAGTATCTCCTGAAGAAATATCTACCCATTCCCCAAGCAAACAAGCATAAATTTTTGCTGACATAATTTATCACCTCCTCTCGTTATAAAATTACTCGCAATAGGATTATAACTTTTTGAGGAGAAAATTCAAGAAAGGAGGAATCTATGCAAGAAAGAAAAGAAACACTCGCTATCACAATCGAGGAAGCTGCTGAATATATTGGGGTTGGAAAAGATTGTGTAAAGCGAATGACAGAAGTTCCTGACTTCCCTTTGTTTCGTGTCGGGAACCGAACTTTAATCATCAAACCTAAAATCTTGGATTGGCTTATAAAACACAATCGAGAAGACTTCGGGAAATGAAAAAAGTATCTACAGAGTCTGCAAACTTTACTAGATACTTTTACAAGAGAAAAGCTTTTAAATATAAGCTTTTCTTGAATTATAGCAGTTTTAATTAAAAAATTCAAGGAGTAAGAAAAATGAAAGAAAAAGAAAGCGTAGAATACACGAAAATAATGGCAACTGCGTCCGCAAAAAAATTGAGTGGATATCTTAAAAAGTTAGATATTTCAGAGACAGAAACTAAAAAACTCATTGATTTAATCTTAGAACAAGTAAGAGATTGCATTGAGTTAGGAAAAGAAATCGCATATGCAGAGATGATCTCGTATATGAAGAACAATTTAAAAGTAGGTGATGTGAATGCGGATTAGAATTAGACCTACAATATTCAATGTCAGTTTGGCAATCACCCCTTTTCTAATGCTCTTAGCTTATCATGACCGAGGATATTTCGCATGTGGTGGAGAAACTTTAGTACCTCTTGTGGGATTGGTAGCACACTATGCTTTTAAGGAGTAGTGAGTGTATGAGAACAGCAAAACCAAAAGTAAAACGAGAAATTAAAGTGAATAAGAAAAAAGAAATACCGATTAAAAAAGTAAAATTCATAGATGAGGATATAGAAAAACGCAAATTTCTATTAGAGAGTATTTATAGAATTTATGAAAATATGAAAATTCACAAAGATATATGGACAAAGGAAATAAAACAAAACAATGGATATCTCAATCCGTACTACAAAATGTTGATGGGAAGAATTATTAAACTTTCAGAAAAATTGATAGCTACGTATATTTCTCAAGATATTCAAAGAACAGAAATTTCATCATTCTGGATACAAAAATCAGTAGTTGCTCTGATGCAAGAAAATATAAGTTTCAAGCAAAGCAACAAAAATAAGGAAAAGTTATGGAAAGATGATAGTTTGCCATTTGATAGCGAGGAATTTTATAACAGCTTAATGGTAGTTTGGGGAGTTAGTATAATTATTCAAGAAAAATTAAAGAATATCATGAGACTAGATAAAATTCAGAAAGAAATGGATGAGATGATAAACAAAATCAATAAATTATTAGATTTTATCGACACAGATATTGTTCAATTAACAGAAGAACAAAACGAAAATAAAAAATCCAAAATTCTCAAGCCTTTATCGAAGAAAAAAATGGAAATTATTCATGCAAAATTAAAGGAAAAAGGATATTTGAAAGGAGCGTAACTATGGAAAGTTTTGACAATGTAAAAAATCCTAAAAAAAGCTATGGAATATTTAAAGTATTTAATTCAGGGGTCGGGGGGAAAAATATGGATTTAAATAATATAAATGAGGCAAAGGCTCTAATACAAAAGATAGAAAAAATTAAAAAAGAAATGGAATTGAGGATGATGTAGATGCATAAAAATAGTATTCCAGATAAAATAATCAGTTTCTTAACCGAGTATCCCGGACGAAGCAATCGGGAAATTGCTCAAGGAATAGCAGTAAATGAAAATAATATCAGAGGGGAACTTTATAAATTAAAAAAGAAAGGATTTATTTTTGGTTGTGCTAAAGATGGTTGGTACACAGATGAAGATTTGAGAAACCAATTACAAAGAAAAAAAGAAATTGCTACAGATGTTTTAGAAGAATGTTATGCACTTTTTAAGAATTGTGAGAATGAAAAAAATAAGATTCAATTAGCAAGAATTATCACAGATCTATTGAAAAAATTTTAGGAGAAAAAAATGAATAAATTGAGTTTATATCAAATTACAGAAGAAATGGAAGCTTTGGATTCTCTTTATTGGGAAAATATCGATGAAGAAACTGGAGAAATTAAAAATGCAGAGGTGTTAGAAGAATTTGAAAAAGAAATAAAAAATTTGTTGTCGAGCAAAGGAGCTCAAATCATTGCTTCACAAAGGCAGTCAAAACTTTTTATTGAGGCAGCGAAAAGCGAAATTGAAAGACTAACAAAATTAAAAAAATCATTGGAAAGAAAAGAAGAATTTTATAAAAACTATATTATTCGCAGTATGGAAAAAGCGAATTTAATAGAAATTAAGACAGAAATTGGAAAAATAAAATTGACTTCTGGAAAAGGAAAAGTTGAAATTTATGATCTAGGATTACTTGATGATAAATTTTTTAAAATCAAAAAAGAACCTATGAAAACAGAAATTCGGGAAGCATTAAAAGCAGGATTAGAAGTACAAGGGGCAAAAATGATTTATGAAAATGGACTTTCTATTAAATAAAGGAGGGAATTATGGCAAATTTGATTATGATTCTCGGGGAATCCGGAACAGGAAAAAGCACAAGCATTGAAACTCTCAATGAAAAAGAAACATTTATTATTCAAGTTGTTGATAAACCTTTACCATTCAAAGGATTTAAAAAAAGATATTCTTTGAAAACGAAAGAAAACCCAAAAGGCAATAGATTCATTAGCGATAGAGCGGATGTCATTATAAAGATTTTACAAAGTTTAAACAAAGAAAAAGGAGTAAAAAACATCATTATTGATGATTCTCAATACATTATGGCAAATGAATTTATGAGAAGAGCAAAAGAAAAAGGATATGAAAAATTCACAGAAATTGGACAAAATTTTTATAATTTAATTGATACAGCAAATGATTTAAGAGAGGATATCAATGTTATTTTTTTACAACATACAGAAGTGACAGATGATGGTAGAAAAAAGGCAAAAACAATTGGTAAATTGATTGACGATAAAATTAGTCTTGAGGGTCGTTTTACGATTGTTTTAATCACAGAAGTGGAAGATGGAGCTTATTATTTTCGAACTCAAAATAATGGAAATGATACTTGTAAAAGCCCCAGGGGAATGTTTGAGGATTTAAGAATCCCGAATGATTTGCAATATGTAGTAACAAAATGTAATGAGTATTTTAATTAAAAATAGGAGGATATAAAAATGATGAATTTATGGAATGCGAATGCGGAAGATTTAACGAAAAAGACAGGAACAAAAGAAAGATTTCAAAATAGTGGAATTTATGAAGTAAAAATTAAGGAAGCTTTTATCAGTGATTCTACGAAATCGCAGGCGAAAGCAATTACAATTGTTTTAGAAACAGAAGAAAATTATGGAAGAGTAAATTTCTGGTTTTTAAAAGGAGATGGAACGGAAAATGAATTCGCTAGGACAACATTAAATAGAATGATGTATTTGCTTAAATTGAAAGCAGATAAATTAAAAATAGAATCTAAAAAGATTAAAAATTATAAAGGAGAAGAAATAGAAAGAGCATTTTTACCTGAATTAGAAGGAAAAAATATTGGAGTTATCTTGAATGTAAAAATCGATGGAGATCAAATCAATTTTGATGTAAAAGATTTCTTTGATATTAAATCTAAAAAGACATCAGATGAAATTTTAAATAAGACAGAAGCCTATACTGTCGAATTTTTCACAAAAAAATAATGCTCAGGAAGTAGAGAAATATTCAAACGATGAAACTGTAGAAACAACAGAGGATGACGACGAGTTCCCATTCTAAAAAGGAAGGTGGACCTAAATGGATAAATATAAAAGATATGGGAACGAATTGAGATTTGATTACTGTCCAATTTGTAAAAAAGAAAGTTCTGATAATCCACATTTCTCAATCAATTTAGAAACAAAACAATACTACTGCCACTCTACAGGAAGGGGTGGCAGTATTGAAGAATTGGAAGATTTTGATGTGGATCTGGAAAATATTTCGATAAAAAAAGAAAAGAAAATTCAAGCAGCTAACTTTGATAGCATTATGAAAAGTAGAGCAGATAAGCATTTAGGAGAGGATTGGCTAACTTATTTAAAAGGAAGAGGAATTTCAGAAAAGGGATTAGGTAGATTGGTAAGACTCGGAAGAAATAATACTATGATGATTCCTGTAACAGATGGAGAACATGTTGTTTCTATAAAATATAGAACTATGGATAAAAAAATGAGTTCTGAAAAAGGAAGTCAATCTAATTACTTGGTAAATTGGCAAAATATAAAAAATAAGAGCTATCTCATTATCGTTGAGGGAGAGATAGACTTACTAAGTGCCATTGAGGCAGGATATGACAATGTTGTAAGTCTGCCTTTTGGCGCAAAAAATTTGAAAGCAATTGAACATCAAAAGACTTGGATAGAAAGCTTTTCTAAAATTACTATCGCTGTTGATAATGATATTCCTGGAGAAGAATGTAAAAAAGAAATTATAGAAATTTTAAGACGAGTAAAAAATAAAGTTCATGAAGTAAATTTTGGAACTTACAAAGATTTAAATGAAGTCTTGCAAGATAAAGGTGTAGAAGCTATAGAAGCTATTATAAAGGCAGCTTCAAAGGTGGAGCATATCTTTCGGCCTTTTTATAAAGAAGAGAATGGATATTATTGTTGGCAAAAAGAAAATTATGTGAGAATAACAGATTTCACATTAGAGTTAACAGGGTATTCAGATAATTATATTGTAGGTTTAGTTACAAACGCCGGAAGGCAACGAGAATTTAAAGCTAAAAAGACAGACTTACTAGCCAAGAATGGGATATTAGAACATTTAGGATATTATCTCGGAAGTTCTCAATCGATTGCAAAATTTTGGAGTTGGTTTCTTGATGAATCAACAGAACAATTTTTGTTAGAAATTCCACATTATGGGATTATTGAAAACGAATACTATGATCCTGGATCTAAGGTTATTTGTAGTAAAGAAGATTTAAAAATACAAAAAGTAGAAGAAATAGAAAAAATGTCGAAAGAAGACAAAGAATGGTTACAAGAAAATCTAATTTATTTAAGAAAAGATGTGAACCAAAGTTTACTTGGTATATGTTGGGCATTGGGGAGATTTCATATTCATGGGAATTATCCAATCTTAGAAGTATCTGGAACGACCTCGATCGGAAAAACAGAGTATGTTGAATTTATTTCTAGGATTTTATTTGGAAGTAAAGAAAATATTAAGAGTTTCACAACTTTAACAAATCATCAAATTAGAAGTCTATCCTCTTGTTCTAATATTACACCCTGGGCAATTGACGAAGTAAAAATTACTGGAAAAAATCTAAGAGAGAAGGCTATTGAACTTTATTCCACTATCCGAGCTGTCTATGATAACAAAACAATCAATCAAGGGAACATCACATCAAAATTGACAGAATTTTCTTTATGTACTCCTTTGATTATTTCTGGAGAAACAGAACTCTCAGATGTATCTATAAAAAATAGAATGATTAGTACAACATTAAATAAACACAATAAAAGTAAGGATGACATTTTTTTTCAACTCAAAGATACTTCGTTGCTTGAAAAACTGGGAAAAGAGGCTCTTAGAAATCGAATGAACAATGGAAAAATTGAAGTTGAATTGGATATTGTGAAAGGACTATTAAATCAAGTAAAGGACGAAAGACAATTTTATAATGGAAAATGTATTTTAACTGGTTTAAAAGCATTGAATGAAATTATAAAAATTGATCCAAAAGTAAAACAAAATTTTATTTTGTTTTTAAATGGGCAATTAGCCAATGAATATAGTGTTACAACTAATTTTTTAGAATTGTTAGAACTTGTTGCAGATTCTGGAGTAGATGTTAGAACTTTCTATCAAGTTAAGAATGGGAAGCACTATGCAAGGTTTAATTTGTTGTATAAGGCAATTGCAGAAGAGCATTTTAAAACAAATAGCACTTTAGAACTCTTAGATGCTAGAACACTCAAGAAACAACTGATAGAAAATAATTATATTCTAAATGATAGAATTTCAGCTAGATTCCCAAAAGATGACTTTACAAATGATACTATTCCGGCAACTGCAGTAGAATTAGTTCCAAATTGTCTTTTTGAAATATGATTACGAAAGTGGAACTGTAATCATTGTTGTAATCACTTTTTAGATATAAAAAACAAATGATACCAATATAAAATTAAATTTGTAATCATTTAATCAAAAAAGGTCGTGCGTTATATAAAAAAAAAATTCAGAACGATAAAAAGTAATAAAAATATTTTTTTTTATTTGATTCCCCACTCCAATTTGATTACAAACTTATAAAAACGGATAAAAAATATTGGTATTAAAAGAAAAATAATTCTAAAAAAGTGATTACACAAAATATTACACTTGATTACTAGTCATTAAAAATATATTGGTATTATTAGAAATACTAAAAAATTAAAATGATTACAAAATGATTACATAGGAGATGTATGGAAGATTTAAAATTAAAAAGAGGAACCTCATTTATAGAATTCTATTATAGAGGTTTGAGTATAACAAATTCTAAAGAATTAGCTGCTTATATTAAAATAAATAAATGGTATTTTGATAGAGCTAAACCAGAAGTACAAGAACAGTTTAGAAGATTGTATCGAATTTATAAAAAGCAGGAGAAAAAAAATGAGAAAAAGAATTGATCCTCAAGAATTAGTAGGAAAAGAATTTGAAAATAAAATAGGAGAGAAATTTAAAATTGTTAAATATCTCTTTAAAGAAAAGACAAATCATTGTTTTGATGTTGAGTTCTTAGAAACTAAAAATATACAACTAGGAACTTTAAATCAAATTAGGAATGGAACTTGTATTGATGTTGTACAAAAAAAGAAAATGAAAAGGTTGCAAAGAGAATTGGATCTTAGAAAAAGAAATCGATTAGTAAAGCAAGCTAAAAATGTTTGTCACGTTCCGAATAATTTAAAAGAGAAGAATGTGTTGGCAATCGACTTATCAACAACCTCTACCGGAATCGCTTATAGCCAAAAAGGAGAAATTGTCAGATGGAAAACAATAAAAGCTGAAGATAAAGACTTTAGAAAAAGAGGAGCTAAAATTATTGAGGAACTGGTCAAAATTTTAAAAAAAGGAAAAATTGATTTTGTCGTATTAGAAGATGTGTATTTAGGATTGAATTCCAGTGTATTAACTATGCTGAGTGAAGTAAGAGGGATGCTTACTTATCCATTGGTAAAATTAAATATAGACATTTTAATTGTTCCACCGGTACTTTGGAAACATAGGATTGAGGGAGTTCCGTTTCACAGAGAAGAGCAAAAAGAATTTATGATGAAGAAATTTTTAGAGTATACAGGAGAGAATCCTGATAGTGATGATGTGGCTGATGCGTATATGATGTTGAGAGCCTGTTTGGAGGATTGAGATTATGAAAGAAATCATTCGAGAATTTAAAGGATACGAAAAAAGAAAAGCCTTTTTGTTTGCTAAAAGCTTAAAAATATCAGGAGTAGAAGATATAAAAATTCAAGTGTCTTATGATAGTGAACATCTTGCTACGAAAACTAAAAGACCATCGAAATTTATAGTGTATCAGGAAATTTGGGAGGAAAATGATCTGGATAGAAGAGGAGAATATGAAAGATAGATTACAGGAAATTTGGGAAAGACAGAAGAATTTTGATAATATTGTTTTTGCAAATGCAGGAGTAACAAGAGAGCAAGTAGCAAATGAAATCAAAGTAGCTTTAATCACAGAAATAGGAGAGTTGTATAATGAAAATCCGACTTTTAAGTTTTGGAAAGAACAAAAAAATATAGAAATAACGGATAAAACAAAAGAGGAATTTGTGGATTGTCTGCATTTTCTAATCAGTTTAGGACAAGACATTTTCAAAGATGAACAGGAGATGTTTGATTGGTACTGTAAGAAGAATGATAAAAATCTTTTGAGACAAAAAACCGGATACTAAGGAGGCCTAGATGACGGAGAAAGAAATTAAAAAAATTGTAAAAGTGACAGTAGAGGAAGTACATAAACATAAATTGAAGCCTGCTAAGAATCCATTTCAATTGACAGAACTGTATCTATCGCAATACAAAAACATGGAAGAAAGTATTCAAATCAAACTAGACACGGTTAAAGAATTGAGAGCAGAAATCCCGGGAATGAAATCTCCTGTATTAGTGCCTGATGTAATCCAAGGCGGAAAAGCGGAGAATATATCGCAGTTGGAAAAAAGAGAAGAAGTGATTGAACATTTAGTGAAAGAGGTAGAGCAATTATCTGCCTTAAAATTACAAATTGAGAAAGTGATGGATAAGTACAGAGAAGATAAAGACTTTCGGATTTTGCAGGAACGGTTTTTCAATCGCAAAACTTTCGACGAAATTGGGGATTTGCTTAATATTGATGAGTCTACAGTCAGACGGAGAAAGAATAGAATCATAAAAGAGATGTCTGAAATTCTATTTCCGATTTGTGCCGAAATGCCGCCGAAAGTGCGCCTTGACTGTACCGAATAAACATTATATAATGCTATCATGAAAGAAGTGAGAACAGCAGAAACGTTCTCGCTTCTTTTTATTTCATAACGGATTCCTCCTTTGAATCTAAATTGGGTTTTACCGATTTCTCCCGACTAGAAAAAATCGGTTGTATAAAACAAATGAAAACAGTTGTGAAATAGAAAAGCAACCATTTTTGAATGTATATTTAGAAAGTGAGGTGAAGTAGCATTGAAGCTAAATGCAAGACAGAAAGCCTTTTGTGAGTATTATGTAGCCTGTGGAAATGCTACGGAAGCCGCAAAGAAAGCTGGATATAGTGAGAAGACGGCCTATAGTATGGGAAATGAAAACCTGAGAAAACCTGAATTAAAAAACTATATCAATGAGTTAATGGCGAAAATGGAAGAAAAAAGAATGGCATCTGCCGAAGAAGTTTTGAAGTTTTTAACCGCCTCGATGAGGGGAGAGGTGGAAGAAGAAGTTGTAGTAGTAGAGGGAGAGGGCGATGGTTGTTCCTCTGCTAGAAAAATGAAGAAGCAAATATCCGCAAAAGAGAGGATCAAAGCTGCCGAACTTCTTGGAAAGCGTCATCTACTGTTCAGCGATAAAGTGAAAGTGGAAGGAAGTATCCCGGTGATGATAGTAGGTGAGGATGAGTTAGATGATTAAGTTCAAAAAAGTAAGCCTCCCTCAGACCGTCGGAAAGGGTTATAAAACTTTTTGGAACTTCAAGGGTAGGTATAAGGTGGTTAAAGGCTCGAGAGCCTCTAAAAAGAGTAAGACCACGGCTCTATGGATAATCTGTAACATGATGAAGTATGCAAAAGCAAATACTCTAGTCGTAAGAAAAGTTTTCAGAACGATAAAAGATAGCTGTTACTCCGACCTACTTTGGGCTATTGACAGACTTGAAGTAGAGGAATATTGGGAAAAGAAAGAGAGCCCTTTGGAATTGACTTACATTCCGACCGGGCAGAAAATACTATTCCGTGGATTTGATGATCCGATGAAAATTACATCCATCTCCGTCACAACAGGAAGCTTGTGTTGGTGCTGGGTAGAGGAAGCTTATGAGATTACAGACGAGGCAGCGTTCAATATGCTAGATGAGTCTATTCGGGGAGTAGTAGAAGAACCACTATTTAAGCAAGTTATTATATGCTTTAATCCTTGGAACGAACGGCACTGGCTAAAAAAGAGGTTTTTCGATGTACAAGATGAAAATATATTAGCTATTACGACGAATTATATGTGCAATGAATGGCTTGATGACTCGGATAAAAAGTTATTTGAGGATATGAAGAAAAACAATCCTAGACGGTATCAAGTTGCTGGACTCGGGAATTGGGGGATTGTCGATGGGTTGGTATACGAGAATTGGCACGAGCAGGAATTCGATTGGAGAGAAATTTTAGAAAAAAGAAAGAAAGCAAAAGCAGTATTTGGGTTGGACTTTGGATTTACTAATGACCCTGCTGCTTTTTTTTGTGCTGTGCTTGACTTGGAGCAGAAAGAACTTTATGTTTTTGATGAATTTTATAAAACTCATATGCACAATAGCGATATTTACCGAGAAATTGAGAGAATGGGATTCCGGAAAGAAATTATAATCGCCGACGGAGTAGAGGCAAAAAGTATTGAGCACTTGAGGAACTTGGGACTTCCAAGGGTGAAAGGATCTAAGAAAGGGAGGGATTCTATCAATGCTGGAATTCAGTTTGTACAGGATTTTAAGATTTACATTCATCCAAGATGCCCTAATTTTCTAATGGAAATTAGCAATTATTCATGGGATAAAGATAAATTTGGGAAGTCGATTAACAAACCGGTAGATGATTTTAATCATTTGATGGACGCTATGCGATACGCTTTAGAGGACTATATGAGGGAAAGTTCGTTAAGTTTTGACTAGAGGAGAAAAACTATGTGGGAATGGATTAAAAACATATTTAAGAAGAATAAAAAGGTGGAAAATATGGAGATACGAAAACTAGAATATTTAATCAGTACTTGGTTGACTTCTAAAGTAAGACAAGACCAACTGAATGGGGAACGATACTACAGGGGAAATCAAGATATTTTACAGAAAAAAAGAAAAGCTATCATGGAGCAAGGACGGTTGGAAGCTGTTGACAACATGGTCAATTCTAAAATTGTGGATAACCAGTATGCAAAAATGGTGGATCAAAAAGTAAACTATTTGTTAGCAAAAAAGCCGACATTCAATTGTGAAAATGAAGATGTGAGAGAGTTGTTCGGAGCAAAATTCTTAAGAATGCTAAGAAACTTAGGAGAAGATAGCTTGAATAACGGGATTGGATGGATATATCCATATTTTGGGAAAGATGGTACATTACAGTTCCGAAAGTTTGAGGCATCCGAGATTTTACCGATTTGGAAAGATAATAACAAAGAAGAGTTGGAGCTGGCAATTCGGTTATACGAAGTGATGGAGTTTGAGGGGGACCGATTAAAACCAGTAAAAAAAGTAGAAGTTTACTCAGAACATGGGGTAAACTTTTTTATTTGGGACTATAACCGATTGAAAGAAGTAGGACATTCCGACTACATCTCCATAGGAGAAAGTGGGTATAACTGGGGGAAAGTTCCGTTAGTTCCTTTTCGAAGTAACAATTTAGAGCAACCTCTAATTTGCAGGGTAAAGTGCTTGCAAGATGGTCTGAATGAAATTCTTTCTAAATTTCAAGACAATATGTTAGAAGATGCCGGAACAACGATCCTGATTTTAACGAACTATGATGGAGAGAATTTAGGAGAGTTCAGGAGAAATCTAGCAACTTACAGAGCTGTTAAGGTAAATAACATGGATGGTGGAAAAGGTGGATTGGATAAATTAACAATTGAAGTCAATGCAGAAAATTATCAACTCATCATAAAGCTCCTAAAAAAGGCAATTATCGAAAATGCAAGAGGATTTGATGCGAAAGATGAAAGATTGGGTGGAAATCCTAACGAGATGAATATCCAATCCATGTATTCTGATATTGATTTGGATGCCAATCAAATGGAAACAGAGTTTCAGGCATCGTTTGAAGAATTGATGTGGTTTGTGAATAAAGCTTTGAATATCAATGACACACTAGAAGTCGTATTCAATCGGGATGTTTTAGTGAATGAAACAGAATCAATCACAAACTGTATCCAAAGTTCCACTTTGTTATCTTTAGAAACTGTGTTAGCACAGCATCCGTGGGTCACAAATGTGGGAGAAGAATTGAAACGTCTGAAAAAGCAAAAAGAAGAAAGTATTGAGGGAGAATATGCCGGAGTCATGAACGCTCCTGATGACAATGAGTAAGAAATATTGGGTAGAACGATTTGAGCAAGAAGAAGCAAGAAATGCGAAAGTGAGTTTGCGGCATATGCAAATTGCCAAAAAGCAATATCAAAGTACGATGCGTAAAATTGATTCAGAGATTCGGTCTTGGTATTCCAGATACGCCATTGACAATGAGGTGAGCTATGAAGAAGCTCAAAAAATTCTATCCGGAAAAGACCGGAAAAGTTTAAAACTGTCATTAGAAGAATACATTAAGCTGGGAGAGCAGCAAAATGTAAGTTTTAATGCCGAGGTAGAAAAAACTCTAAAAAAAGTAAGTGCCGGGGTTCATGTGAATCGTTTAGAATCCATTAAGAGCTCGATACAGGCAGAACTTGACATTCTATACACAAATGTAGAGCGAGGGCTTGGGGAACACTTCTGCGAGGTCGTGGGAGCGGGATATGCTAGGACAAGTTACTTAGTACAATCCATGTCGGGCAATTACGAGAGTATATATGGGATTAATAAGGACTTATTGAATCAAATGATTTATAGACCATGGACAAACGATGGAAAAAACTGGTCAAATAGGATTTGGAAGCAGAAGGATAAACTGATTGGAGAGCTTCATACTTCTTTGGTTCAGTCGTTAGTACTTGGAGATGATGTCAATCTATTAGCAGATAAGATGTCAAAAAGGTTAGATGTTGGATTCAGTCGAGCTGCTAATTTACTCATGACAGAATCGGCGGCATATCATTCTAAAGCTGCAGAGCTATGCTACAAAGATTTAGGAGTGGAAAAATATGAGATATTGGCGACTTTGGACAATCGAACCTCTACTGTGTGTCAGGGGATGGACGGAAAAGTATTTGAGAGAAAGCAGTATCAAGTAGGAGTCACAGCGCCGCCTTTTCACTGCCGATGTCGCACGACCACAATTCCTTATTTCGAAGACTTAACAGAGGATGAGACTAGAGCCGCAAGAGATGAGGAAGGAAACTATGTGGAAGAAAAAGCTAATATGAAATATCCGGAATGGAAAGAAAAATACTTGAAAGAAAATGAAAAAGAGGGTATAATTGATATAGAGGTAGATGAGATGACTCCGTGTTTAAGAAGATTAAAGGATGACACTATTGTAAAGACAGAAGTAAAAGAAATAAAGTATAAAAAAGCAGATTTTAAAGATTGGTTATTTGATTGGTCAAAAACAGAGAAAAAAGGCTATCAAATCTTGGCTTTATATGCGGAGGATGACAGTAGAATTCAAGGAGCTGTATCTATCAAACCTCGAAAAGACAATTTAACTGTAGAAATAGACATTGCAGAATCTGCTCCTTTCAATAGGTTATATAAGAATAAAGCAGAAGAAAAAGAGTATAGCGGTGTCGGAGCACATTTGTTTGCTGAGGTTTGTAAGAGAAGTTTTGAGATAGGATATGATGGATATGTAGAGTTTAAAGCCAAAACAAATCTTGTAGATTACTATAAAGAAAAGTTAGGGGCTATTGCTATTGATACTCAAAGAATGTATATTGATACAGATGGAGCAAAGAAATTGATTGAGAAATACTATGGAGGTGGGAAAATATGAAGTTAGAAGATTTTGGAATGATGACAGAACCAATGCCTGAAAACAAAGTGGAGTATGATTTAAGAGCTTTAAATGCTCACTGTAAAGAAAATGGTATTCTTCCAACCGATTTATCTACCAAAGAATTAGAAAGATTTGAGAAGCATAAGGAAAAGAAAGTCATAAATTTTTAAATAAAAGCACTTAGAGAAATCTAGGTGCTTTTTATATTATAAGGAGGGAAATATGATAGATGTAGTGAAACAAAAACAGGTCGAGATTGATAATTTTGTGGATAAAATTATGGAAGAGTTAGAGAATAAGAAAATTGACCTAGCACACTATGAATATTTACTAGGTCAATTGAAAAATAAGATTGAGTTTTATCTTAGATTCCAGCGATAGGTGCTATTGCACAAAACCAATCTCGAATTTCAGTTATGGTTTTGTAGAAATTTTTCATTTCTGAATTTTCTTCTAAAAACATCATTCCAGAAAGAGTTATGTAGGCGTATTCATGAGCCCGGTATTTTTCAAAATGAGTTTGTCCAAAGGCTTGAGATATGATGATTCCACCAATATATCCTGCCTCTACAAGATTATGAAGATATAATCCTAATTCATGTTGAGAGAGACCCAGTTTTTCTAAATCAAATTTAATCATAATTTTCTTACTGTAACAATAGTCAATTGTTCTCAAAATTTTATAAATCGTTTTGGAATATTTATTCATAGGTTATCACCTCCTTTCCAAAACAATTATATCATTTGCACTTAAATTTGACAAATAAGTAAAATTATAGTACAAATAGAATATAATCAAAATTATTAAGGAGGAGTGAAGAGTGAAAAAAGGGGTGTATCTCATTTTTATTTTGCTGTTTTTATTTACAGCTTGTAAAATGCAAGAAGATGTAGAGATAGCAAAAACTATTTCTAAGATAGATAAAATTTATAAAAATAGAGAATATGAAAAAGCTTTATCTATGATTGACGAACTGCAAAAAAGCCACCCACAGTCAAAAGAAAATGAAACTTTGAAAAACATAAGGGAAAATGTAGAGATTGAAATAAGAAATGAAGAAATCAGGAAGACAAATAAAGAGCGTGAATTCAAAGAAAAACAAGAAAAAATGCGAAAAATTGAAAATAATTTTAAAGAAGCGATGAGAAACATTGAAAAAGAATATGATGAGTTTAATGGTATTACCTGGTTTGATTCTAAAAAGATAGACGGGGAGAAATTTTCCAAAGAAACAGAATTGTTGGCGATACGAGTCTTTTTATACGGATCTCAACGGGGGAAACTAGGAGAATATGTTGATAATGTAAGACTTGTCTTGAGATATTATGGGGATGACTGGATTTTTTTCGATAAGGTAATAATTCTAGCTGATGGAGAAAGAAAAGAATTTCAACTCAATGCGTATGACGCGGAGCGTGAGGTTGTAAAAGGTGGTTCTTTAGGGAGAGTGTACGAAAAATATGACATCGCTATTGATGAAGAAGATATGGACTTTTTCTTAAAAGTCGCTAATAGTAATACTACAAAAGTAAGATTTTACGGTAAATATCAAACTGATTTTTATTTGAATCCACACGAAAAATACATAATAAAAAACATATTAACAGCTTATAAAAAGAATTTATATTTACAAATTGTTGATTAACGAAGTAGCGCGAAGAGAGGTATAAAAGCCTCTCTTTTTTAATACTTAAAAATAAGAAAGCGAGGTGGAGGATATGACAGTAGCAGGATATTGTTTTTTAGGCGTTGTGGTGGTTGTACTATGTATTTATGTATATGGCCGTGTAAAATACAGACTTACAAAACCAAAAGATATCGTAAAAGAAGCGAAAAAAGGATTTAAAAAGTAAGGATGGGACTGGAAACAGTCCTTTTATTTCGCCTTTTTTGTATTGTAGGCGAAAAAGAACAAGATCTCAAATCGATGACATACATCGTAAAAAATGAAAGGAGAAAACATGAATAAAGAAGAACTATTAGCGTTAGGATTATCAGAAGAGTTAGCTAACAAGGTTGTAGACAAGTATGGACATTTAGTCACAAAAACGAGATTAGATGAGGTGATTGCAGAGAGAGATACATTAAAAACACAAGTCTCAGAGAGAGACAAGCAACTGAAAGAATTGGAAAAAGCGGCAGGAGATAACAAAGAATTAAAAGAACAAATTGAAAAGTTACAAAAAGACAACAAAGATGCTGCGGATAAGTATAAAAAAGATTTACACGATTTACAGGTCAATAATGCTGTTGACTTAGCGATTTCTGGAGCAAAAGGAAAAAATGGAAAGGCAATTAAAGCATTGCTGGACTTGGAAAAAGCAGAAATCAAAGATGGAAAAATCATAGGCCTGGAAGAACAGTTAGCAAAACTGAAAGAGTCGGATGGATATTTGTTTGAGGAAACACAACAACCTCAAAATACAAATCCGGCAGGATTTACACCAGGAGCAGGAAGTTCAAAAACTCCGGGCGGAGAAGGACCGAAAGCCTACTCTCAAATCATGCAAATGCTAGCAGAAAATCCGGGATTGGATATTTCAAAAATTTAAAAAGGAGATGATATTTCATGAAACATTTTGATGCAAAAATTTTTAACGGAGAGGCATTCGGGAAGTACGTATCCATTATCCCAAATACCAAGAAAAATGAATTATTGAAATCAGGAGCAATCCAAGGCAATCAAGAAATTAAGGATGCCTTTGCGAATCAAACAGGAACACATTATGCAACATTACCAATGCACGGAAGAATTGGTGGAAAAACATTGAACTACAACGGATCCACAAATGTCACTGCAACATCTACAAAGACTTACTCTCGAGGAGTCATTTCCATTGGAAGAATGGCAGCTTGGACAGAGAAAGACTTCTCTTATGATATTACGGGTGGAGTAGATTTCATGGACAATGTGGCAAAGCAAGTGGTAGACTTCTGGGCAGATGCATATCAAGGAATTTTACTTTCTATTTTGAAAGGTATTTTTGCTATGAATTCTGGAAAAGACAAAGAGTTTGCAGAAGGGCATACGTATAACATTACTGAGTTAGCGGGAAAAGATGGAAAAGTAGGACCAACGACTTTGAACTCTGCATCTCAAAAAGCGTGCGGAGATAACAAAAATATATTCAAAGTAGCAATCATGCATTCTACTGTTGCAACAAACTTAGAGAATTTACAAATCTTGAAATACTTTACCCAAACGGATGCGAACGGAATGCAAAGAGAAGTAGGACTGGCAACATGGAATGGTAGAGTTGTATTTATTGATGACTCCATGCCAACGGCTAAATTTACTGGAGGAAAATATGCAAAGGTGGAAGCCTCTCATCCGGATGCTTTGAAGATTCAAACTCCAGGAACAGGCGTAAAGGAAGTTCCTCAAGCCACAGTTGCAGGAGCTAAATTTGATTCTAAATGGGTCCCAAAAGATGGAGAATATGCAGCATTAGTTGAAGCAGGAACAGAATATACTACTTACTTATTAGGAGCAGGAGCGTTTGACTATGAAGATTTAGGAGTAAAACATGCCCATGAAATGGTTAGAGATGCAAAGACAAATGGTGGAGAGGATATGCTAATCACGAGAAGAAGATTAGTGTATGCTCCATACGGAATTTCTTACAAAACAGATTCAACCATTTCTCCGGAAGATACAGAATTGGAGAAAGGAACGAACTGGGAATTGGTAAAATCGCAAGATGGAGATGTGATTGATCATAAAGCAATCCCAATTGCTAGAATCATTTCTCGAGGATAGTGAGGCGTATGGATGCGATTGAGAAGTTATTACAATCTTTTGGATACGCAGTAGGAGAGGCAGACAGACCTCTCCTTTCTTTTATTCGAAACACGGTTGAAAACTCTATTAAGATAAGAGCGAATATCATGGAAATTCCGCAAGAATTACTTCCGGTAGTCGAGAAAAGAACTGTCGGAGAATTCTTAGCTACTAAATTAAGTACTGGGGATTTTAAAAGCGATAGTATTGATTTGGAGCCTTTGGTAAAAACAATTCAAGAGGGAAAGGTGACCATTACATACGACACTTCCGGACAGACCAGAGAAATGATGTTGAAGACCTACTGCGGAATGTTGATAGCTTATGGTGAGTTGGAGATTGTGGCATATCGGAAATTGAGGTGGTAGCATGAATCATAAAGCAGTGTTAGAGAGAACGTATATTGCCACTGCAAAAGTATATGGATATGAAAAAGTAAAGGAAAAAGGAATTACAAAGAATAAAGAGATAGTCTTGATAGAACAGCTAAAATGTAGGATTGACTATGAGACAATCACCGGAACAGAACAAGGGAATCTTGGGAAAGTGTATCAACAAGTTATCTTATTCTGCAACCCGGATATTCGCATTCCTCCAAACTCTAAAATTGAAGTGACTCAACTGGGAAGAACAGAAACTTACTGGAGTTCCGGGAAACCTGCAGTATATTCTTCTCATCAAGAAATTATCTTGCAAGTTAAAGAGGTGGCATGATGAAGATACAAATGGATGAGAAAGCTTTTATGCGATTTCTGAAAGAATGCAAGAAAGATGCAGTAGATGCCAGACCAGTTTTGGAAAATGGATTAAATGAAATCGGGGCAAGGTTACTGCGAAGAGTAAAGCAAAAAACACCGGTAGGACAAAGTCAGGAAGGAAAGATTGCAAGAAGAGATAAGAACGGAAAGCTTATGACGTATTCGAGAGGAGCAAACAAGGGGAAGATTAAGACCAGAATAGGTATTATTCATCAAGGTGGAAATCTAAGGAGAAGTTGGTATGTTACGAATACTATTCGTAAAAATGATACAAGTCGAGTTATTGTCTATAACTCCTCGAGATATGGAATGTATGTAGAATACGGGCATAGACAAACGCCAGGGAGATTTGTACCTGTTCTTGGAAAAAGGCTGAAAGCTAGATGGGTAAAAGGTCGATTTATGCTTACAAAAAGTATTCAGGAAGTAGATACCATAGCTCTTGGCGTTATGAAAAAACACATAAAAAAGGCGGTGAGTGCGTGGAAGTATAGATACTTCTAATCTCGCTAAATTAGATGAATCCACAACATTCCAAAGAAATCTAACCGTAAAAGGAGATATTCTGTCTCAAGGCAACGTGACGGCATATTCCGATATCCGACTAAAAAAGAACGTTAAAAACATTGAAAATCCTTTGGAAAAGCTAAGAGAAATCCGAGGAGTTACATT